TGACCTACAAGGCTCTCGCAGAGAAAGACGCTGCGATGATTGCCGCAATAGATACAGTTCAGCAAGAAATTCCAATGTTGATTTACCAAGGATAGGAGGTGAGATATGAGCAATGAATGGAATCAGCCATCAGCACCTCCCCCTCCGCTGTTTTTGGGAAAGAAAGAGAGAGATCTCGTAAAGCAGGTCAACGATGAACTGATTGAGAGAGTAATAGGACAAACTATTGCTTATTACCCAATCGACATTGAGAGAACAAACTTTCACGACCTCTATGGCGAGGCGCTAGCTAAAACTTTTCTTCCACCTGTACGCGTCAACGCTCTAATTGAGTTCGATGGGATCACTACAAAGTATAGTTCCAACATTGGCTTGGACAAAGAGTCGAGCATTACTATTCATTTCCACAAACGGCGACTGACTGAAGATCAAGACCTTTATGTGAGAGAAGGTGATTTTGTTTTATACGGCGATATTCTCTATGAGATTGTAACTCTTTCAGAACCAAAACAACTATTCGGTCAAATCGATTACAAGCTAGAAATCTCGGCTAAGTGTATCAGAGCAAGAGAGGGACTATTCGATGGTTCCTAACTACGACTACACAGAAATAGAAAACGCAGACGAGAACATAGAAGAGATTGCTTTTATGCCTTCAACTCTGGAAACTATTGATCGCGCCCTCTTCGGATTTGCGGAGGGAGAATTAAACCTCCATGTCAATACAAATAAGGGCTGGAAAAAGGTACCTACCATCTGGGTTTCTGCCGAAAGGTCTTTCCAGATCAAGGCAGACAAAGATCTCCGAGACTCAAAGGGTGTTTTAAAGCTCCCCCTAATGACAGTTGAGAGAACCTCTGTTGAGAAGGATCCCGGCTTCAAAGGCACATTCCAAGCCCACATTCCAGATTCAGGAGGCGTGAAAAGAATAACAATCCCAGCAGGAAAGGTGATCCAGCAAGAAAAGACATCAAACTTCCGTAATGCTTGGTCTGCCCGTCAATACGGCACATCAGAAAACCCTTATGTCGGCCACGGACAACTAAACTTCCCGTCTTTGAAAACAAACAACAGCAGGGTCGTATTCCAGACGAAATACCTTCCGGTACCCGTCTACGTAAAAGTAATGTATTCTTTGAAGATCAAAACAGAATACTTGCAACAAATGAACGACATCTTCCAGCCTTTCATCACGAAGACTGGGCAGATGAATAACTTTTTTATCACCCACGAGGGCCATCGCTATGAAGGTTTCATCGAGGGCTCCTTCGGACAGAGCAGCAATGTCGCTGAGATGGGAGAAGAAGAAAGAAGTTATGAAACAGAAATCCAACTCAAGATCCTCGGCTACCTAATGGGCGAGGGTGTGAACGACAAAAAACCAAAAGTTTCTATAGAAGAAAGTATCGTCGATGTAAAGATTCCAAGAGAAAAAGTTATTGTTGGCGATATAAACACCTTCCTCGGTAAAAATGATAAGGGGAAGGGATTTTACAGAGAGTAGGGTATTTGCCTCGTCTCTGTACTATTTACTAACTGAAAAGGCTCAAGTGGTTTTATTAAGGAGACAATAGTATGTCAGACGCCAGAAAATTTAGATTTGTATCACCCGGAATCTTCTTAAATGAAGTTGACCAATCTCAGATTCCCGCAGAATCAGAAGTAGTTGGTCCGGTAATCATCGGCCGCGCAGAGAAAGGCCCCGGAATGATCCCCGTGAAAATCAACACCTTCTCTGAGTTCGTCGAAGTATTCGGCGCTCCTATCGATGGCAAAGGTGGCGTTGACGATGTTTGGCGGAACACCAACAAGTCATCCCCAACTTACGGCGGTTACGCAGCACAGGCTTACCTGAAAGCTGGCGTTGGCCCCATCACCTATGTTCGCCTAATGGGAACACAACATTCAGACGCAGACAGCAACGGCCAAGCCGGCTGGAAAACGGCAGCCACTCCCGATACATCTCTTGCCAGCAATGGCGGAGCATATGGCCTAGTTGTTTTTAACTCTGGCACAAGCGGCGCCAAAACCGCTGCTTTGGCTGCTACTTTCTACATGAATAGCGGTGTCCCTGTGCTTTCAGGCGTTTGTCCGGACGGCACTACAAAAGAAGGAACGGCAACTGTTGTCGCTTCCGACTCCTCCGGTAACTTTAAGCTTCGTATTTTGACCGGCGGCAGCGCCGAAACCGCTAATATTAGCTTTAACTTAGCAGAAGGCAGCAGCAACTTCATCCGTAACGCTTTTAACACCAACCCACAACTTACAAACACAGACATGGAAGACAGCAGCCTTGAAACGCATTACTGGCTCGGCGAAACATTCGAAAGAGATGTTGCGTCGAAAGTGGATACGACAAGCACTCTTCAAGGCGCTATCTTTGCAATCGCATCAGGCAGCACCGAGGTTGGCCCCTTCGACAAAGAAATGGCTTACCGTGACGCACACTCTGGCTGGTTCTTCTCACAGAACTTGTCAACCGATTACGCCGCTTATGCATACGGCAACATGACTAAACTGTTCAAGTTCGTCGGCATTAACGGCCATGGCGAATGGCTTCAGAACAACGTGAAGATTTCGCTCTCCAACATCAAAGCATCTTCCAACGATAACAACCCATATGGAACCTTTGATGTCGTTGTTCGTAAAGCCTCCGACTCGGATCTTAAGCCCGTCGTTCTTGAGCGTTACTCAAACTGTACACTTGATCCCAAATCTCTTGATTACTTGCCTATAAAGATCGGTGATACATACCAGACTTGGGACGACAGCGAAAACCGCTACAGAGAGTTCGGCGACTACCCTAACCGCTCAAGTTACATTCGTGTTGTTATGAGCGAGACTGTATCTCTCGGTGGAGCAGCACCAGCGCTCCTTCCATTCGGCGTATACGGCCCACCAAAGTTCGCAGACAGTGTTGGCTTTACCAGTGGCACCGCGACCTCAAGCATATACGTGGCCGGCGGATACTTGCGAAGCACTGGCTCTATTCCCAACACTAGTTCTGCCGATTTCGCTTACTTCGGCACCGCTTCCGTCACTGCATCGTTATCTTTCCCATCTGTCGGCATCCGTTCGACAGCAACGGCAGATGCATCAAATGCAACCACCAACACTCACTTCGGCCTCCACACAGGCAAGTCAGCAACGGTTACCACTCCAGATCCCGGCTACGGCGATTACCTCCGTGCCTTGGGCGCAGACGTTATTCCTGATGCTTCTTGGGGCGATACCTACGGCCTAGGCGGCTACGGAGAGCTTACCGAACAGTGGATCTTTACTCTTGACGAGGTTTCCGGAACTGTTGGCTCATCGTTCACTGGTTCTGCTCCAACTACAGGCATCACGGAAATGACTTGGACTTCTGGCTCTTATGCGACTGGTCTTTCTTGGAATGCTGCCAACTCACTTGGTGACGGTGCAACCCGCTACCAAAATATCCTTGAGTCAAAAGTCAATCGCTTTACATCACCTATGTTCGGCGCCTTTGACGGCCTCGACATCACTGAGCGCGATCCATTCCGGAACACTCGTTTGGATGATCTCACTGGCGAGACCGACAACTACGCATACTACACGATCAAGCGCGCTATCGATACTGTCGCAGATCCAGAAGTTATTTCTTGTAACATTATCTCTGTTCCCGGCCTCACTAATGAGTCGCTCACAAAGCATCTCATCGATGTGTGTGAAACTCGCGCAGATGCTCTTGGCGTTATCGACGTAAAGGGTGGCTTCCAGCCACGTCACGAAATTGATGCTACAATCGCAACCAGACAAGGCGACATCAATGCTGTTCTCAGTAATATGAAGGCTCGTAACCTCAACAACAGTTACGGCGCTGCATACTACCCTTGGGTCACCATCCGTGATGATGTCAACGGTTCCTTTGTGAAAGCACCACCATCAGTTGTCGCTCTAGGTGTTCTTGGAAACACAGAGAAAGCAGCAGAAGTTTGGTTCGCCCCCGCAGGATTCACCAGAGGCGGCCTATCTCAAGGCGCTGGCGGTGTTCCCGTCCTTGGCGTTGAGACAAGACTCACCTCACGTAACCGTGATGACCTCTACGAAGTCAACATCAACCCAATCGCAAGTTTCCCAGCAGAGGGCCTCGTTGTCTTCGGTCAGAAAACATTGCAATCAACCCGTTCAGCGCTTGACCGCATCAATGTTCGTCGCCTCCTCATCTACACGAAGAAAGGCATCAGTGAGATTGCATCATCAACGCTATTCCAGCCAAATGTCCAAGACACTTGGAGCAGCTTCAAGAGTCGTGCAGATAACTTCCTTGCGGATGTTAAGGTCCGGTTCGGTGTTGATGACTTCCGCGTCGTCCTTGACGAAACAACCACCACACCTGATTTGGTCGACCGCAACATTATGTATGCCAAGATCTTTATCAAACCAACCCGTGCTATCGAGTTCATTGCAATTGACTTCATTATCACAAGATCTGGCGCTTCGTTCGAAGACTAGAAAATCAATAGGGGGGCTTTTTGCCTCTCGCTACTATTTATTAGAAAGTAAGGAGAAAACACATTATGGGATTAACTTCAGGAGGTACGTTTTGGACAGCATCACCAAACAGAGATCCGAAAAGAGCTTTTCGATTCAAAGTCGAGGTTGGTAGCTCTGGCACGATTTGGTATGCAAAGACGGCTCAACGACCAACTGTGTCTTTTGGTCAGACCGAACACAACTTTATGAACCATACTTACTACTGGCCCGGAAAAGCTGAGTGGAGCGAAGTTGCCGTCACCTTCATTGACCCAGTTGATCCTGATCTTGGTGGAAACCTTATGAAAGCAATAGCAGATTCTGGCTATAACATTCCTGACGGCAATACAAATATGACGTCAATGTCTAAGAAATCCGTTATGGAGTCTCTCGGCGGCAAAGGAGACGACATTCGCATACATGTGATCGACGAAAACGGCGATTTACTAGAAACTTGGTCACTTATGCATGCTTGGATTAAGAGCATCGACTTCAGCGACCTTGACTATGGTAGCGACGAGATGTCAGAGATTACCGTAACATTCCGCTATGACTGGGCGAAATTCGCCACCGCCGGCACGATGATCTTCGGCGAACCAAAATAACAGGAGTATTGGCCCATGTCTATTGAGGGCGGTCAAGGGTTTTGGACAGGCGCGCCAACAGTCGATCCTGTTAGGCAGTTTCGCTTTCGCGTCTTGATCAACGGTGTGTTCGCTTGGTGGACAAAGACTTGCGATAAGCCAAAGGTAAACATCCCCGTTCTTGGTAAAGATGAATACTATCTTGGATCAAACCTCCCAGATGTAAAGCCCGGTGAGATTGCGGATTTCCAACCAATCACGATGACTTTTGTTGATCCTAGTCAATGGGGATTAAGAATAATACAAGGGTTCAAAAAGGCCTCTGGTGACTACTTTCCTAGGATAGGTGGGGCAGCATGGAAAGCAGTTGCTGGCGACATCGTAATCGAACAGATAACCGGCGGCCCCACAGCGGATGGTGGCGGAATCGCCATGGAAAGATGGGCTCTAAATGGGGCCTTCCCTACATCAATCGACTTTGGGTCGCTGGATTACGGAAGTAACGAATTCGTAGAGATCACGATTACTTGGGAGTACACATCTTTCGACTACACGTACTACAATGACGACGAAGTCTTAGTTGCAGCAACACCAAGGTCAACGCCAACATCAATGGAAGAAGCAAAAAAACTTGACGGAAGCTACACTTGATGTTATATTATAGAATAGACTTTTATTAGAGGTTAATATGAGAGACAACAGTAAGCGAGTTGGGGCAGCAGCACAACCCGCACCAGAACAAACCCAGACCTTGGACTTTTCAACGCCCACGGAACTGGTCGACCTTCCATCAAAAGGTCGCTTTTACCCAGAGGATCATCCGCTTCACGGCCAAGAAACTGTCGAAATAAAGTTTATGACAGCAAAGGACGAGGATATTTTGACTTCTCCATCTCTTCTTAAGAAGGGTATCGCGATTGATCGACTAATCCAGAATGTTATTCTGAATAAAGACATTAACGTATCCACACTTCTTTCTGGAGATAAGTCCGCTATCATGATCGCATCGCGCATCAACGGATTCGGCGCCGAATATAAGACGAAAGTCACTTGTCCTTCTTGCGAAGAGCAATCAGAGGCCACTTTCGATCTAGATGCTTTGGACATTTACGATGGAAACGATTATTCCGAATACGAAGTAACAGACACGGGCAGAGGAACCTATATCATCAAAACACCAAGAACAGGGTTTGATGTGGAGGTGAGACTCCTCACTTCAAAAGACGAAGCGGCTTTGATTGCGAAATCAAAGAAGGTCGTCGACGGATCCGCCGCCAACACAGGATATGCAGATCAACTTCGAATGATCACGGTATCAGTTAACGGCATCAATAGACAGGACATTTTGAAAGAGTTCTCAGAAAAACTCCCAGCAATCGATGGACGATACATTCGTTCAGCATATGCAAAACTAAATCCCGGCCCCAAAATGGAGCAAGAATTCCAGTGTCCAAAATGTGGATTTGAGAAGGAGGTCGACATCCCGATGACGGTAAACTTTTTTTGGACTAACCAATAGTTACATCGCTGATGTCTATGAGGAGTTGTTTATCCTCAAGTATCACGGCAACTGGTCTTTTATGGAAGCATACAGTCTTCCTATAACGATCCGTCGTTGGTTCCTCGAAAGATTGGTCAAGCAATTTGAAGACGAAAGAAAACAACAAGAAGAGGCAATGGAGAAGTCCAAGAGATCTCGTCGATAGCCACCAGCATCGTCGGGGCTTTTTGCTTTAGGAAACTATTTATGTCTAGGAGAATCCCAACTATGTCCGAAAAACTCATCATCAGCGAAGAACAAATAAGTAGGATGCTTGACTCTTCTGTGGCAGCTGCTTTTGTGATCACAGAATCAGACATCGATGAAGTGCTGGAAGAGGCACAAGATCCAAAAAGGGCAGAAACACAGAACAAGAGAAACCGCGGCAAACGCGGCCGAAGTAAGGCAAGACAAGAAAAGGGCGATCCCAAGGCAAAAGATAGGGCTCGTAAAGCCGAAAAGCTTAAAGCAATAGAGGCTGATCCTCGTGTAGAGAAATATCTTGAACTCATTACGGGACTCTCCAAGAAAGCCGCGTTTGGAGAAATGGAAGATCTTAGTGCTGCTGTTGATGATATCATGAATAAGATCGGCGCCGATGAAGATAAAATGCCTCCCGGATCTACTACCTATCTCCTCAATAAGTTAGAGAATGGGATGGCCGCAGCGGAAGAGGAAAAGAGAAAATTAGACAAAGAAACGGCTGATATTGAAGCAGCCGGCACAGATATTGAAAAGTTCAAAGAAAAAGAAAAGCAAAGGCTAGATAGAATAGCAGCGGCGAGAGAACAAGAAGAAAAAGCACAAGCCGCGGCAGAGGATGAAGGACCGGCCTGGGGTCCGGATCAAGAAGGTTCCGTCGATTGGCTGGCTGGTTTCGCATTCGAGGGCAAGACCGAGACGGAAACATGGCTTAAATCTCTCGGAGAAAGAGGTGCAGGATACGCAGAACTATACGCCAAAAACAGAGTAGCCATTATTATAATGGAGTACTCAGAAGAACTGGATGAACAAAGAAGCGCCAAGAAGTTGTCAGGTATTCTTGACACCGTTCAAGCTGGTTTGGATATTGCAGGCGTTGTGGGCATGTTCCCTCCGCTAGCGCTTATTTCCACGCCAGCAAACTTGGCAAGCTTGGTCTTGAATACTGCTCGTGGCAACTATGGTGCAGCGCTTTTTGACTTGATCGCGGCAATTCCCGGTCTCGGCTCGTATGCCAAGTCGGGTAAGTTGGGCGCCAAAGGCGTCAAAGCAGCAGCCGCTGCCGAAAAGGCCTATGGCGCCGTAAAGGCAAGCAAATCAGGCGCCGCACTTGCTAAATCACTGGGCGGAGTAAAGAAACTCGAAGCCGCGGCTTCTGGCGCCATGACGACCGCTAAAGTTTCCAAAGGCGCCGCCGGAGTTGTAGAACTAATCCCAGAAGATATGATGAACTACCTCGCTTCTCTTAAGACCAAAGATGTGATTCCCGGAGTGGAGAGCGATGCGCCATTTATGGAATGGGCGATTCATCATCTTGGTCAAGCACCAATCCTTAAAGAATATGCTCCAAAACTAATGAAATCGTGGAAAAGTATAAAAGCAGCATCTTTAAACAAAGAAGCTCCAACCATTGAGATGAAGGACTTTGATTTTGAAAAAATACCAGAAGGGCTTTTGGATTCTGATGAATTCTTCCAAAAATATGTGAAACTTGATGACGAAGAAGCAACTAAGCTGGGATTTGTATTACAAAGTTTCAGAGAAGAAGCATCTCAAGACGAAAGAGATTTGGCTAAGAGCGAGTTTAATAAAATAAAAAGCGAATGGAACAAGTCAAAAACAAAAATATTGAAAAATGAAAAGTTTTTAAAACAGTTTAAGTCAGTCACCCCTGAATATCCAAAGAAGATTGCTAATGAGGTATATAATGTGATGAAACCAGAGATTGAAAAAGTAAAAACAAAAGAAAAAGCAGAAACATTGACGGAAGGCCAATTGATTGGCATAACCATCGACTTCTCCGAGATAAGAAGAAAACAAAAGCATCTTGATGAAAGTTTCCTCGTAATGTTCGGCGCTTGGGTCAAGTGGCTCCTCGAAAAGATGTTTGGTGGAGGTTCCATTCCCGGAACCATTAAGGGCTCAAAGAGCGAAGTTGAATCATTCGCCAGAGCAATGGGAAGCGAAAAGAGATACATCGAGACAGCAAAGAGATATGGCCTCGATCATCCAACGACATACAAAAATAAAGCAAAACTTTCATCAGCTACAAAAAGCTTTGAGAGAGAAACCGGCATCAAGTGGCCGTTCGAATAAGGGGCGT